GGATCTTAGTTTATTTTATTTAAAAACTTTGTTATTCTACTGCGGGGTGGCCCGCTATAAAAACCAGAATTATTTGTATTTGAAAACCAAAACGATGGTATTAGACTCCTGTGAGGAGTCTTAGTCCATGGCCCTAGTCGGCAAAAATTCGCTGGATGCCACAGCGATAAATAAATTAAACGTGCATTGAAATAATTTGTGCATTCTATTGGAGTAATCCGAAAATGCGAAAATTCTCGAAGGTATTTAAGTATACTTGATTTGTATTCTGTTCTAGAATGCTGTCTAGTAGCCACTGTCAAGCCTAGCGGTGTTTCATAATTAATTATTATGTTACGTCAATGATAGTATATTTAAATATAGGCGGAGAGAAGAGATTAACCTTTGTCCGAGGAGGAAAGGTAGGTACAAGCAATATTGTAAGCCTTGTTGCCTGACATATATTCCAAGGAAAAGTCGGCCTCGACCATTAGAAGTAATGAGTTATTTAGAGTAGTTATATTAGTAGACACTCGTTCAAAACAGTCAACTGAATTCTTAATATTTCTATAGCAGAATTAAAACAGCAATAGGACCAAAATTAGAACAAAAAGTATTTATAAGGAATTAAAACGATTTTATTTGGTAAATTGACTATGCAAAAGATGAGTGATAAAAGGAACACTAAATCTTTTGGGAAGAACAAGAAGGCTGATCATTGGATCAGGCCTAAAGTACGTAATAACGTCTTTAAAAACGAAGAAGGAACTAAGGAGAATTGGTACGTTAGGAAGAAGGATTCCAAGAAGCGCGAAAAGTGGCGCTCAAATTTCAAACCTCACGCAGGTATTGAATATTGGGATCACATGACGTATGTAGAACAATTCACGGAGATCACACACAGGATTAGAAAAATCGCCACATCGATTAATGTGGAAGTGTCTGACTCCTTAATTAGAAAGATTGAAGGGATTACCGCCCTATTTATCAATCTAAGATGTTGTAATTCTTACGATCATCTAACTAGTGCAATATTTTTGTATGTACGAGATTTTTATAAAGATAAATCCATAACTAGTCAAGTTATTGGTTATATTGGAGATTTATTTAAAACTCACGAAATCGTACAACAGGATGGTACTGAAGACCCATGTTGGTTAAATTTGTTACGTAATGTACAGAACAATTGGAATTTAGTAAAAGGCAATAAAGTCTTTAAACAATTTTCAAAATTGCTTTGTGTATTAGTGACATTAGGATTGTGTGATATAGCACGCATTCCATTTAGCATCAAAGGTTTTAAGTTATTTGATGAAAAGATGATTAAACAACATATGACTGCACATGATTTAGCAGAAGCTATGTTTGGCACAATAACCTATTTTGCAGAGGGTGCCTATTTATGCTTTAAGACTGGATCATTGAAACCATTAATGATGGATGATTTTGCAGCTTTAGAATTAGACGACGAGTATAGTGATGTTATTACCATGTGGACTCTTGTACAAAATGGAAACTTAGAAAAATTTTTAGGTATGCCTGAACAGGAATTTTTAGATAAGCTAGAGCGCTTATTATTAAAATTGTCCCATTTGTTACCGTCATTGAGCGGTATTGATAAAAAGTTAGTTAGTGATAAGATTCTCAAATTGAAAACAATTAAGAATGAACACACTAATATGAAAATGGCTGCCGGTATTAGAAAAGCACCATTTGCTGTTGAA